TGTTTGTGCTAGTACTGGTAAACCTGATGGAATTATAGTAAGACTCGCTATTATTGCTGAAATATACTTGTTGTATCGGTGACGCTTGTTACTGTTTGGGTGCGTTGTATTACTGTGTGAGTCTGAAGCCCAGGTCCGCTGTAATGTTCCGTGTATTGGAACGCTGCTCCTGGAACTGATTGAACGAAGTTCGGTTTGTTTTCTGTTGAAAGATCTAATCCAGTCCATGTTGTAGTCACACCATCTAAGGTATTGTTTTGTGTTGTAGTCACATCAGGTGCTACATTTGTTGATCCTGATTCAAGTTCTACCCCTGTACCAGAAACTGAATACGTCCAGCCTGTAGCATAATCCATCGAATTAATGGTTTCCGTTACGGTACTGGTAGTTTCCGTATGGCTCGTCATCGAGCCTTGGGTAAAATTTGGGACCACGGGAACTGCATTCGCTGCAGTTCCAGTTCCTAAGAGAAGTAGTAATAAGACTCTTCTCATTTTACTTAGTTGATTGTAAGCTCAGTTACAAATTGTGCAGTCGTTACAGTACCTGCACCACCACCAACAGCAGTTGCTGTATGTCCTGATGTTACAGTACCTGTACCAGTTCCACTACCAACAGCTGTTGATGTCTGGATAGAGTAATCACTAACTGCACCTACTGCTGGAGCAGTAGTTTCAATTACATCACCCTGAATAAATGATTGGCTAAAGCTATATGCACCGCCAGCAGTTGTCTGTGTGGCTGAAGCTACAGAACCAGCACCAACTCCTGATGAGAGTGCACCAATACCACCAACGTTACCATCAGCAGAGTTACCACCACCAACGTCCATAGTCACACCAGATCCTGAGGCAGTATAAGTACTACCAATTCTTTGCACCTGAGTAGCTGCAGCATTCGTCATAAGCTGAGTACTAGAGGACATTCTGTGCGTGATATCTGCACGAGCCACACCACCACCAAATGTCAGCAGTGCAACAAAAAATAAAAGTTTCTTCATACAAAACTGTACACGCTTCATGTATTTAGATATAATACTAAGTAAAATTACATACATAATGGAAAACTCAGTCACTCCAATGAAGATCTTTCTCGATACAGCCGATACCGAGATAATCAATAAGCACTTTGCCACTGGACTTATTGATGGCGTAACAACAAATCCTACACTAATCCGTAAAAGTGGAAGAGATCCTGAAGATGTTTATCAGGAACTAATAGACTTAGGTCTAGGTGATATAAGCATGGAAGTTGGTGGTAATGCTATACAAATGCTAGGAGAAGGACGTAGGTTATATACTAAGTTCGGTCATCACTCTACTATCAAAGTACCATGCACACCTGAAGGTCTATGGGTATGTAAGGAATTACATAGAGATCATATCGATGTTAATGTTACTTTGATCTTTGATGCTGCACAAGCAATACTTGCTGCTAAAGCAGGTGCTAAGTATGTGTCTCCTTTCGTTGGTAGATTGGATGATAACTCTATTACTGGATTGGATTTGATCACAGATATCAAACACATATATACAGTACAGAGAGTACATGAGACCCAAATATTATCAGCATCAATCCGCTATGTGAATAGCGTTTCTCAATCATTTGCTAATGGTGCAGACATAGTTACTATGCCTCCAGCAGTTTTTGAAAAAATGTTCAACCATGTATTGACTGATAAGGGACTAGAAATCTTTAACAAAGATCTTGAAGTTATAGCAAATGAGAATCATTGAAAATGCAATCTCTGATGAGTTGATTGATGCATGTATTGAAGAAATTCAAGGCAAAAAGAAGCAAGATGTATGGGGTATAAGTAAGTGGAAGTGGGGAGTACCACTTCAACAAGCATATCGTCTTACTGCTTGTCTATCTAATAAACCTGATGTACATAACTACAATCAGATTAGGAATGAGACAACTAGGCATTTTGAAACACCAGCATCCAATATTAATTACCATGTCTGGTTACCTGGATCTGGTATAGGTTGGCATGATGATGATAATTATAGTTATGGTGCTACCTTATATCTAAATGATTGGCCACCTGAGAAGGGAGCAATCTTTATGTGGAAGGAAAAATATACTGGGGAATTAAATTGTATAAACCCCAAGAGAAATCTTCTTGTAATAAATGATTGTGGTGAGGATCATGCAGTAAGTCCTGTATTAGCAGGTGAAGATATGGGACTTAGAATGTCAATTCAAATTTTTTCAGTTAAGATAAATCCAGACTATCATGAATGAGATAAAAATTAAATGTTTAGTATGTGGTAAGATAATAGATCATGGAACTTGTGGCTGTCCTAATTCTGCAAGAATTACTAAGGATGGATACAGTGCTATGGATATGAATAAGGTGATAGAAGTAAAATCTAAATCTATCAAATATAAACCCAGTGATTCTGATATAGCTTTCCAAGAAAGCCGTAGCAGAAGGAAGGTACGTAAACTTGACTTTGAAGTACGTTGAATCAATCCATATCGGTACTGATTGGACTGATGATTATGAATCTATTTGCAATAAACTTGTTACTCAACATAAGTGGAGTCACAGGAGATATAAGTCTGGGAAATACGTATTTGATATTGCTCCGAATAATATAAGATATTTTCAACCATTATTTGATAGAGTTTACCATGAGGTAAAGGGGTTATATCCTCGTGCAGATATACCAGAGAAGTTTGCTTCTGCAATATGGGCATACGTATCTAATAAAGACAGGAGTGTTACCTTCCTTCACAATCATATGAAGGAGAAAATTCAGAGAGATATATCCACTGTTTACTATCTTAAGAAGCCAGAAGGTAGTGGTGATATAATGTTTTTAGTTGACGGTGAAAAGGTTATACATACACCAGAGGAAGGAGATCTATTAGTATTTCCAGCCACTATGTACCACGCTCCAATGCCAACAGAGTGTGATGAATATCGTATTGCTATTAACATAAACGTTATTACTAATAACGATTATTCAAACTTCTTGACACGGTAAGTGGAGTATTCTATAATAACGACGTACTCTAAGAAGACCATGACACGAGGTGTATTCCTGTCTAAATTCAAACTTGATTCAAAAACTTTAGTCGATGCAGTAGAAGAGAAAATTGATCTGGAGTATGATCATCCAGATCTATACCAAAAGGTTTACCAATTCTACAAAGACCAAGATGTTTATTTCTATGATGATAAAGATAAGGACTATAACATCATATTAGAAAGTTTAGAATATGATTTACTTGATTCGGAGTTACTAAGGTGAGTTTTCAGAGAGATCGTCCATGGGGATGGTACAAATGCATATGTCGATCAGAGACCTATGCAGTGAAAAAAATTTATGTTGCACCTAACCAAAGGTTGTCACTACAATATCATCAACACAGGACTGAGGACTGGGTGGTAGTTGAAGGTAGTGGTACTATTACCCAAGGTAATCTTGATTCACCTGCTAAAGTGGGTGATACATTTTTTATTGGTATAGAACAACGTCACCGTTTAGCAGGTGGTCCTGATGGTATTGTTATCATTGAGGTTCAACGTGGCATATGTAAAGAAGATGATATTATAAGACTCGAAGATGATTATGGTAGAATCCAAACCCGTAGTCTTTATGCCTCCCTCAATGAGTACGGAACAGAATGACTTATATTGTTACAGGTGGAGCTGGTTTTATCGGTAGTAATTTTCTTCATTACTTGAAGAATGAGACTGAAATAGATGATCAAGTTATTGTTATAGACAATCTATCTTATGCTGCTGACTTGGAGTATGTTCCCAAGAACAAGCAGTTTATTTTTGAGTGGTGTGATATCTCTAATGAGGATCATGTCACTTATATTTTTGATAAGTATAAACCAAAAAAGGTTTTTCATTTTGCTGCTGAAAGTCATGTTGATAGATCTATAAAAAATTACAGACCGTTTCTAGAAACAAATGTTGTTGGCACAATCAACCTACTTAATGCTAGTCTAAAGCATGAGGTTGAAAAGTTTCATCATGTTTCTACTGATGAGGTGTATGGATCCCTCGAATATGATGACGTTGAATTATTTAAGGAGACTACTCCCTATGACCCAAGAAATCCCTACTCGGCAAGCAAAGCAGCGTCCGACTATTTTGTCAAAACATGGCACAACACTTACGGTATACCTTACCTTATTACTAACTGTTCTAATAACTATGGTCCTCATCAACATGTAGAGAAGTTGATACCATTGGTTGTAAGTAATGCATTACAGGATAAGGTAACATATATGCATCAAGGTGGTCATCAAGTAAGGGATTGGTTATATGTTTATGATCATTGTGCTGCTATCTGGGAACTAGAATGGCAGGGAATTATTAATAATCATTTCAATATAGGTGGTGGATGTGAGCTGAGGAATATAGATGTAACTAAGATGATATTATCATTGATGAAGAAACCATATACACTCATTGGTATTAACGATGAGCGTCCAGGTATTGATAAAAGATACGGTATGGACTATAATAAGATGACTCAGTGGACTACGTGGAAACCATTCACTGATTTTGATCTTGGATTGAGGGCAACTGTAACATGGTACCTAGACCGTTTAACATGATCTCATTGTATGGAGCTGGATTTGTCGGTGGACATTTCGCTAAGATGTACCATGAGTTTGTAGATGTACAAGGTAGGGATGAACGTAATCCTAAACATAAAGATATACTTTATTTCATATCAACTGTGGACAATTACAATGTCCATGATAAAATAACACTTGACGTTGACACTAATTTACATGTCCTTTGCGAGGTTCTTGACCATTGTAGGTCAGAAGACATTACCTTCAACTTCATTTCCAGTTGGTTTGTCTATGGAAAAGGAGACACACCAGCATCAGAAACTTCACCATGCAACCCACAAGGGTTCTATTCAATCACAAAGTACTGTGCAGAAAATCTTATCAGGTCTTTTGCACAGACCACTGGGATGAAGTATAGGATCCTTAGACTATGTAATGTCTTGGGACCTGGAGATCATAAAGCAAACCGTAAAAAGAATGCTATACAGTGGATGGTAAATGAATTGAAAGCAGATCGGGATGTGAAGTTATACGATAACGGATCTCATTGTCGTGATGTTATGCATGTTGATGATGTATCTCGTGCTATCTTTATGATCCTTGAAAAAGGACAACGGAATGAGATCTATAATATAGGATCAGGTAAACCAACTTCTGTTTCTGAGTTGATGTTATTAGCAAAACAATACTCAGAATCAAAGGGTGAACTTTTGAACATGGATCCACCTGATTTCCATAAGAATGTTCAGACACAAAACTTCTGGATGGATGTTACTAAACTAAAAGAGTTGGGACATCAACAATTCCTAAACAATGAATACATTATCAGAGACTTATGTACAGCATAAAGGATCAAATAGGTTCTTTTATTATGGCTTTGGAATCGGAAGGGTATGATCTCTTTCCTTTCTTACCTAATAAAAATTGGAAACCAGGTGATCAGATATTATATTCTGGACCTTACTGGGATGATCAAGAACCGATAGCTGCTATGGCAGCATTACTTACTGGTAAGTGGTTACCTGCTGGTGAGAATGTAAATAAGTTTGAACGTGGATTTGGTAAGAGATTTGAGCATGACTATTCTGTCATGGTAAACAGTGGATCATCTGCTAATCTAGTGATGATTGCTGCACTGAAGAAGTACTTTGATTGGAAAGATGGTGATGAGATATTAGTATGTGCTTGTGGTTTTCCTACTACTATCAATCCTATTATTCAGAATGGATTGAAGCCAGTCTTTGTTGATATAGATTATAATGATTTGAATTGGAACCTTGATCAATTAGAATCAAAGATAACAGATAGAACTGTTGCAGCATTTAGTTCACCCGTCCTTGGAAATCCCTATGACTTTGATAAGTTCCTCGACATTATTGATAGGCATGGGTTGAAGTATATTGCTGACAACTGTGACTCCCTCGGTAGCAAGTGGAGAGGTGATCTTCTTACCAAACGTGCCGTCGCATCGTCTTGTTCTTTTTATCCAGCTCATCATATTACTACTATCGAAGGAGGAATGGTCTCCTCTGACATCGAAGAGGTGGTTCAGATCGCTAGATCTTACGCCTGGTGGGGTCGTGGTTGCTACTGTGTAGGAGCCCAAAATAAATTGCCCAACGGTGTTTGTGGAACTAGATTTGACCGTTGGTTGGAGGGGTATGATAAGGATGTCGATCATAAGTATGTCTTTGGAGTCCAAGGATACAATCTCAAGCCTGCCGATTTGCAGGGGGCGATTGGGTTGGTGCAACTGACTAAGCAAACTGAGATACATCACGTCCGTCGTCTCAACAAAAGTGCGATGACTCAAATCTTCTCTGAGATTCCTGGTTGCAGGGTTATCGAAGAGAAAGAACATGCTGAGACCTCATGGTTTGGATGTCCTATTATCTATGAGGACGGTAAACACCACCTCGTAAAATACCTAGAGTCAAAAGGTATACAAACTAGAAACTATTTTGCTGGTAATATTTTGATGCACCCTGCATACAAACATATAGAACCAGCTTCTAACTATCCTGAAGCCTCAAAGGTGTTAGATAACGTATTCTTTGTAGGAACATCTCCCGTAATAACGATGCCTATGCTAGACTACATAGATGAGGTTGTTCAATCTTACATAAAGGAAATTAAATGAGCAAAAAGACTGCATTAGTTTTAGGAGCAGGTGGATTCATCGGTTCTCATATGGTAAAGAGACTTAAGTCTGAAGGTTACTGGGTCAGAGGTGTTGATTTAAAGCATCCTGATTTTTCAGAGACAAAAGCAGATGAGTTTCTTACAGGTGATCTAGCTGAAGCAGACTTCATGAAAAGAGTAATTGCTTTTAGAGGAGAGCAAGGAAATTTTTATGCTAGTGTTCCTTTTCAATATGAAACTCCTTTTGATGAGATCTATCAGTTCGCTGCTGACATGGGTGGTGCAGGGTTTATTTTCACAGGTGAAAATGATGCCGAAATAATGCACAACTCAGTGAGTATTAATATAAACCTATTACGTGAACAACTTAAGATGAATGCTAGTTATCCACGTCTTCTGGTTCCCGTACCAGATAACGTTGGTAAGACAAAAATTTTCTACAGTTCATCTGCATGTATGTACCCAGAGTACAATCAACTTGATCCAAACAACCCAGACTGCCGTGAATCATCAGCCTATCCAGCCCAACCAGACTCCGAGTACGGATGGGAAAAATTATTCTCCGAGAGGTTATATCTCACTTATAATCGTAATTATAACATTGATGTTAGGATCGCTCGTTACCATAACATCTTCGGACCAGAAGGAACCTGGCATGGAGGACGAGAAAAAGCTCCAGCAGCAATCTGTAGAAAGGTTGCCTATGCCGACCAATCCAATGGCGAAGTAGAAGTATGGGGTGATGGTAAACATACTAGATCATTCCTTTACATTGATGAATGTATTGAAGCAACAAGAAGACTAATGGAATCAGACTTCTTAGGACCTATCAACATTGGTTCAGAAGAAATGGTTACTGTTGATGAACTTGTAGATACTGCTGCAAGAGTTGCTAAGAAAGACATTGTAAAGAAATATCTTGATGTTCCTCACACTGGTGTTCGTGGTAGAAATTCTAACAATGATCTCATTCGTGAGAAACTTGGTTGGGATTATGAACAGACACTTGAAGAAGGAATAAGAAAGACTTATAATTGGATCATGGGACAGATCGCTAGAGAAATGTTCCCTGTTGAAGCTGATAAAGATATCACAGGTAAAAAGTATCTCGCCTATGGTAACTGCAACAAATGAACACAACTTATGATTATGAAAAGGATACCCTAAAGCATCCTTTCAGTGGACACACAAAAGTATTTCGTAATTACTCACAAGCATATCAAGACATGTTTGCCTTGTCTATGTTGAAGGGTAAGAAGAAAGGTAAGTATGTAGAGGTTGGTGCTAATCATCCTCAATCAATGAGTAATACTTTTCTACTTGAGAGTACATTCGAGTGGCGAGGTTACTCAGTAGAGATTGAGAAGTCTATGTGCGAATTATTCAATGGTGATATGGCAAGACAGAACCATTGTTATGAATCAGATGGTAGGTACTTTGATTATTTGAAAGCAATAGAAGGTGAGGGATGGAAGAATAGAGTTGACTATCTTTCATTAGATTGTGAACCACCCAATGTTACCTTTGAAATTCTAAAGAAGTATCCTTTAGAAGATTACCCTGCATCTGTTATTACATTTGAACATGATGCATATAAAGATGGTCCTACTATCATGGATCACTCTCGTATATTTTTGAAGGATAAAGGTTATCAATTAGTATGTTCTAATGTTTGTAATGGAGGAGCACCGTTTGAAGATTGGTGGGTTGATCCTCGTGTGGTAAATGAAGATATTTGGAAACCGTTTGAGTGTTCTAATAAGGAGGCACGGAGTATCTTTGTATGAAGATATCTCATTGGTATGGTAGGTTGGGTAATAATATCCAACAGTGTGCTGTTGGAGTTATGACAGCTTATAAGTTTGAAACTAACTTTGAAAGTATTGATCATGATATTATAAAAAAAATCTATTATCTTAATGGAGAAAGATATGATGAAAGTGAATCAAAATTCTTCTATTGGGAAGGACCATATCAGGAGGTCGATATACCATCGGACTTCATATACCGATCAATGCGAAAGACTTGCAAAGATTACATCTTTCCACAGCTCAGAGTTCCAAGAGTGGTTGTGGCTGACGACACTCTCGTTATTCATATTAGGAGTGGAGATGTCTTTGACAAAGGGGTATCTAACCCTAGTCAATATGCTCCTAATCCTTTGTATTTTTATACCACATTACTTGAGGGGTTCAATAAGGCGATTGTGGTCACGGAACCTGACTCCCATAATCCAGTGGTTCAAGAACTTAAGAGACATCCTAAGGTCACTGTTCAGTCTCTAAGTGTAGCAGAAGATTTTGCTACGTTATTAGCAGCAAAGCATCTAGCTAACTCAGGAGTAGGAACCTTTGCAGTTGCTGCTGCATTGTGTAGTCATAAGATAGAAAACTTTTACTGCTCTGATCTTGCAATAACAGAGCACTTGAATTATAATATGTTGGTTGGAACCGATGTTAAAGTAAACCTAATGGAACTACCTAATTGGATTCGACCTGGTGAGTGGAAAAATAGTGATGAGCAAAGGAGGATGATAATTGATTACAAGATATAAACTAAAGATTACCCATCAGAAACTAATACAAAAGATATGTCATAAACTTCCTTACTATTTCTTTGAAGACTGTGCTTATGGTAACAATAAACATCCTCTAAGGAAGGATCTCCATCCTTACTTCAGTCATACTTTATTGAATGAGCAAGGTGAACAGTCTGAGGATTTTCGTAAGTTTCCTTGGAATGATATTGGTAAGGTAATTGAAATGCCTGACAATCAAATGCTGAGGGCACATATGACATTACAATATCCCAGACCAGATGTATTTGGGGTACCTCACAATTCACATATAGATCAACCTATAAGACCATCTATTGTTGCATTATATTATCCCAATGATGCTGATGGTGACACGTTTTTCTTTGACAATGAACAAAACATTATACATAGAGAAACACCTGAACGAGGAAAGATTATAGTCTTTGAGGGAATGCAATATCATTCCAGTTCATCACCATCAAAGAACGTAAGATTTACTCTCAATATTAATTACAAACCATGAAAATTTTTGACGTATTCACTTTTTATAATGAGCTTGATCTTCTTGAACTGAGGATGAATATCCTAGGTGATGTGGTAGATCATTTTGTTATTAACGAAGCAAACATTACTTTCACAGGTAAGAAGAAACCACTTTACTTTGCAGAGAATAGAAAGCGTTTCAAGAAGTGGGAAGATAAAATAATATATCATCTAACTGAAGATGATAACCAGACTTACGAAGCATACTATGAGGGTGTACCTTATCATCGTAGTATGATAGAAGAGAACATAAAAGATTTACCATTACATTATCAGAGAGCATGTTTCCATAAGGACTCAGCAATATATGGACTACTTGATCATGCTAAAGATGAGGATCTTATTCTGACTAGCGATGCAGATGAAATTGCTAATCCAGAATGTATAAAGATTCATAAGAAGTGGTTCAATCCAGACAATCATTATGTACTAACTGGTCCTTTATATTACTACTTCCTCAACGTACAATGTGAAGAGCAGTGGATGGGTACAAGAGTCTGTAACTTCAAGACACTGAAGAGTATGAGTGTAGATAAGTTACGTCAGTCACATAAGAATGCATGGAAGATAGAGAATGCATCATGGCATTGGAGTTTCTTTGGTAATGCTGATACAGTAAGACAGAAGATGGATGCCTATGAACATCAGGAGAATAATAAAGACGAGTTTAGATCTAGTATGGAAGATCGTATTGAGAATAACTTAGATCCTTATGGTAGAGACTATCTCTATAAACCTATTGTAGTTCCTATTGATGAGACATTCCCCAAGTATATTAGAAGTCAGAAGAATAGGAAAATGAAAAAGTTCATCAAGCCTTATGAAACTGCTTAGTGGACCAGCGATAGCAAATCATTGTGATTATGATTTCGGAGATCAGGCAGGGTGTTTAGGTGGTGTACCCGATGCCTTCATGGAAGATGCAAATAATAAGAACAAAAATTTTATGAGTATGGTAAAGGGTCGTGAATGGATGACCCTATTCATTGATAATATACGTTTATATAAAAGACCTATAACATGTAATAACTATGATGATCAGATGAGAGTTGATAATATGATGAAGAGAGATAATCTACTCAAGTTATGTAAGTCATTACCTGATACTAAGTTTATAATATTTTGTAGTAATGAGGACACACCTATTACAGATGATATAAAAATACCAGATAATGTTAGAGCAATCTTCGCAGCAAATGCTGTAGGGTATAGTGGCAAACTATATCCATTTCCTTATGGTGTACAGAGAGTATTATATAAAGGTGATGTAAGACAGAAGCAACTTCATATCGCTATGCAAGAGGATTCTAAACCTAAGAAGTTATTGTATATCAATCATTCAGAACATACTAATCTAAGTGAACGTGGAAACATAAGAGAACTGTTTAGTGGTAAATCATATGCTACGGTGAGTGAACGTGTATCTTATATTGAGTATGTCAATCAGATAAAGGAACATAAGTTTATGATATGTCCTGAAGGTAATGCTGTGGATTGCCATAGAAATTGGGAGGTACTATGTCTAAAGAGAGTACCTATTATGAAGAGGAATCCATACTTAGAAGAGGTTTATAAAGATTATCCTATACTATGGGTTGATGATTATGGTAAGATAAACAAGACGTTATTAGCAGGTCATGATGATTTGTTTATAAGGGCTAGAAATTTAGACGATAATCTGCTAGACTTATATTCAGTAATGAATAGGGCAATTCGCTTTGCAAAAAATTCCTGACGTTACATTGTTGATGCTTGCTGATCTGGATATTCCAGATGCTGTTCATGCTGTCAATAAATCCTGTGAAGATATACAATGGGGTGCTGCTAAGTTTCTTAGTAGTAAGGGAAGACCTAAAGGTTTGAATCCCAATGTAGATTATGAAGAAGTATATCCTATTCAAAGTATCAATGACTTTAATTTTTATTGTATCTACAATCTAAGAAACCATGTTGAAACTTCTCACTCCCTCCTCATCCACCCTGATGGTTATGTTATTCGCCCTTGGTTGTGGGACAATACTTGGCTTGAATACGACTATATCGGTGCACCATGGAGAGATGATCCCAAGGCATATCTCGATCCTTGGGGCAAGAATCAACGTGTCGGGAACGGAGGATTCTCTCTTAGGAGTAAGAAACTCCTCGACGTACCCAGTAAAGTCACAGTCCCTTGGGAAGTAAATGTAGGAAATTTTTACAAGCATATGGATGCTGGACTATATAATGAAGACGGGAACATATGCTGCCACAACAGACACATCTTCGAGGAACAGGGATGTGTGTATGCTCCCGTCAGTGTGGCGGCTCGTTTCAGTAAAGAAGTAGAGTGTCCAGAACACGAAGGCATTGAGACCTTTGGTTTTCATTATCATTTTCAAGATATACGATGAAACAAATTGATCCTGATGAGTATATGTCTAGTGACATATTGAAGTACAAC